ATTTAAATTAAAGGACACCGATGGAGTTGGTAATTACCACCAATCATGGTGGGAACAGTGGGTAGACAAAAATTCACCTTCATCCTTAGATAATAGAACAAAAATGGGTCTTGTTAAAAGATGGGCTTTCTATGATAAAGGATTTAGAATCGATAAAAATAACATAAAAGACGAAAAAACTTTAAATTGGGCATTAAAAACGGATAAAGAGGACCAACAGAAGATTGCTAAGAAAAATTTGATGAAATTCGAAGATATTTTCTTAGGTTTAGGAGCAGAGGTATTACAATTTACTTCATCAGTACTAACTGTGAACCCTGATAAGGCAGTTCGTGATATGAAGAAACGAATTGATAAGACAATAAAGGATGTTAGAAAATCAGGTGACCCAAAAAAGATAGAAAAACTTAAATTAGAACTTCAAAGATTAAAATCTATTGGTGGAAAGGACAAAATAGTACCTAATGAGGGTATTGTGTTTGTTTATAACGGAAGTACCTTTAAGTTAACAGGAACATTCGCTCCTGTTAATCAATTATTAGGTATTTTCATGAGAGGATAGTGTTTTTCCAATTATTATATATTTATATATAAAATTATAACCTAATATATAACAATGGGTAAAGAATTCAAAAAGAAATATATGCACCCAACTCGTAGAAAGTTGGTAGATATGGTTCATACTGGAAAGTATGACAAAAATGCAACTATTGGGTACGAGGGTAAGAAAGAAACTCGTAAAGTAGGTGATGTGTGGGAAGATGAACACCACAGATACGAAAAGAAAGAAGGATTCATTGTAAAGACAGGAAAAAACTCTGAAGAATTCCAAAAAATTAGAGAATATCTAAGACAAAAATCAGAATGTAAAAATTCTGATTGTAAAACCATAAAAATAACCAAAAAAGATAAACAATTTATCGAAAAAGGTGGTTATTGTATGAATTGTACAATTGATAGAGAACATATCATTAAAACATCCGGTCTTTGGAAAGAATATGAAACATATAAGGTAACTACTCGTATGATAATCTTCGGAAAGACGAAATTAGATGCATATAGACAATCACTTGATGATTTAAAAGAAGAATACGAAATGGTTGGTTCCGAAGGAAAAGTTACAGAAACTTGGAAACTACCAAAACCTATTGAAGAAGTTCGTTCTGAGATAAACGAATTAATTTATAGTGGAAGTATAGAGATAGAGGTTTTAGAAAAAGACAGAACTCAAGCTTTCGAGAAGTTACGAGAAGCTAACATGGAGCATTATTTATGAGTGGTACAAGATACACAAATGCGTTAATCGTTATCTGTATGACCTTTTTGGCATTCACCCTATTCAATGTCAGAGGTTTAAAAACAGATATTCAAGGTTTCAATGAAAGAATTGATAACATTGGAGCTGAAATAGATTCTATCCAAACTATGAACAAGGAATTGGATGGTTTAATAGAATCGTTACACACAGAACTCGAACTAATCGATGGTGATATAGATAGAGTACAAAACAACATTTTTACAATAAGGAGAAATACAGATGAGAAAAAGAATTCTGTTGATAATCTTACTATTAGTGAGCTTCAAGAGTTTTTCGCAAAACGATACGATAGTATCCTTACGAGAACCAGTAGCGAAACTAGTAATTAAAGATTTAATTGAAGGTGATGGTACTAAAGTAGAGTTAATCTCTACATTGGAACTCTTAAAATTAGAACAAAAGAAAGTTGTTTTAAAAGATTCTGTTATTGGTACTCTAAACATCAAAGTTCTAAACTTAGAAGATATCATTGGTAAGAAAGATGAACAATTCAGTTTAGAAAGAGAGAAATCTGAACAATTAGAAAAAGAACTAAAAGGACAAAGAAGAAAAACCTTCTTGTATAAGGTAGGAACCTACATTGGTGCAGGAGCACTTCTTGTTTTATTAGGAACAAACTAATATGGCTAAACAAAGTTTAAAGGAAATAATAAAAATTGAGTACCAGAAGTGTGCATCAGACCCAATATACTTCATGAAGAAGTATTGTATGATACAACATCCTGTTCGTGGTAAAATTCCTTTTCACTTATACCAATTCCAAGAAAGAACCCTTACTCAATTTAAAGACCATCGATATAACATTATCCTCAAATCAAGACAGACGGGTATTTCAACTTTAACTGCTGGATTTTCATTATGGAAGATGTTATTTAACCAAGATTTTAACGTATTGGTAATTGCAACTAAACAAGAGGTTGCGAAAAACTTGGTTACCAAGGTTCGAGTGATGAATCAGTATTTACCTTCTTGGTTAAAACAAACAACAGTAGAAGATAACAAACTATCCTTACGATACTCCAATGGTTCTCAGATTAAAGCAACATCTGCAGCAGGTGATGCTGGTCGTTCTGAAGCACTATCCTTATTGGTATTTGATGAGGCTGCATTCATCGATAAGATTGAAGAAATTTGGGTATCTGCACAATCTACCTTATCAACGGGTGGTAATGCAATTATCTTATCTACTCCAAATGGGGTGGGTAACTTCTTCCACAAAACTTGGGTGGGTGCAGAAGATGGTACAAACACATTCAACACTATTCGTTTACATTGGTCAGTTCATCCAGAACGAGACCAAACATGGAGAGATGAACAAGAGGTACTATTAGGACCAAAAGGAGCAGCACAAGAATGTGATTGTGATTTCGTAAGTTCGGGTGATACTGTTATCGACCCACAACTTCTAATGTTCTACAAAGAATCATTCGTACAAGAACCGATGGAGAAAACAGGTTTCGATGGAAACCTTTGGAAATGGGAATACCCAAACTATCAGAAATCTTATATGGTCGTTGCCGATGTTGCTCGTGGAGATTCAACCGATTATTCAGCTTGCCATGTAATTGATATAGAAGAAGCAACTCAAGTAGCAGAATACAGAGGTAAATTAGATACAAAAGATTTTGGAAACTTCTTGGTATCACTTGCAACTGATTACAATCAAGCATTACTTGTAGTTGAGAACGCAAATATAGGTTGGGCAGTAATTCAACAAGTAATTGATAGAGGATATGGAAATCTTTTCTACATGAGTAAGGATTTAAAGTATGTAGATGTTGAGCATCAAATGTCAAACAAGTATAGAGCACAAGAAAGAAACATGGTTGCAGGATTTTCAACAACTTCTAAAACAAGACCACTTATTATTTCTAAATTAGATGATTACTTTAGAGATAAATCAGTAACAGTTCGTTCAACACGATTAATTGATGAATTATTTACTTTTATATGGAGAGGAAATAGAGCAGAAGCAATGCAAGGATATAATGATGATTTGGTTATGAGTTTTTCAATCGGATTGTGGGTTAGAGATACTGCATTGAGATTAAGACAAGAAGGAATTGATTTAACAAAACAAGCATTGGGTGGTATTGGAGCACAC